AACAAACCTTCAATGTAGCTTTCCGCAACCCCTCCCTGCTGCGAGGTGATCGGCTTCGTCAGCGCAGACAGCTCTGTGATATCGGCGTTAACGCCTGATTTTGCTGCGACCAGCGTTGCGCGTGCCGTCGGCGCATCGACGTCATTGAGAAGTCCTTGAATGAAAACGGAAAGATCCGTGATCCCCGTGCCTCCCTTGTCCGGCGGCAGAACTTCGTAATTGCCAGTGGTGCCCAACGCTGCGAGCTTCTCACCGTACACGTTGACCAGCGCCCGTAGAGCATCCGCCGAATCCTTGACGTAGCCTTGCATCGGCGCCAAAGCGTAAATACCGGCGTTGTTGGTTGCGCCCTGATAGTTAGGCGAAATCGAGAGCGCGGTATCGCTCGCGATGTTGGTCACTTCGTACCAACCGCCATCGGGGCCGCGAAAGGCATCGCCAACTCGGCTATTGGCGATGAAAGCGGTACCTGTGCCAATTACGGCGTTGGAATTTTGGACGACAGAAACCGTCCCGGTTTTGTACCAGGGCATGGCAACTTCCTATAAAAAGTTAAGCGGCTTGTTTTGCGAAAACTACCGGCAGGAAAAAGGCGAATGGGTTTGAAGCTGCAACCGTGATGGCGTAGAGCTTGCTGTTGGGAAAATCCCACCAGCAGTAAAGTTCTCGGGGTATACCGCTGCCTGACGGCATCGGCATGCCGAACGTATTGATCAACATGAATTCGTTTTCAGGAAAATTGAACGGAACGCTGTAGAAAATCCGTGTTAACCCTTGCTCGCTGATGTCGTAGGTTACATATGTCCAGTTCTGAAACGCCCGAGTGAAGGTGGCGTTCGGTGTGCCGGAGTCGAAAAGTAGCTTCCCTGCCCCATCCCACAATCGCATTCCGTATTGAGCCACTGGCTGAGCGCCGAAAGCCGCCACGAAGTAGCGTCCATTCAGACCGGCGGCGTTCACGTCGTAAGCTCTGACATAAAAGCCAGTCCAGTTACCTGCGGAGCCAAGAAGCCTCATTCGGCAAAGCCCGGCTATTCCGTTGATCGTGTCGGGCCGGACAAACACAAGTGGCGGTTCCTGAGAGGTAACCGGCCGCGCGAAAGTAGTAACCGACCCGAGCCCCGCCTCCTGCGTTGGTGCATACCGGCCTGATGCAATGACCATCAGCCGCGAGAACTCTGAATCCAAAGTCACGACGTTATTATTGTTCGTGAACTGAACGCCATAACCCATCAGCTCCACCTCATGACGCGCATTGTTCCGGACGATGTGGTGCTTGCCGCGTAAGTTCGCGTGTAGTTGTAGACGCGGACGACTCCGTCGAGCATCTCGGTTTCGAACTGCATTTGTGAGTCCGGATAGGCTCCAATCGGAACCACGATTGCGGTTCCATTCCCAGGTCCTACGCCGGGAACGGAAAATTCCTGTGTTCCTTTGCTCGCGCCGAGCGCAAAGGTCACTGGCACCGAGAGCACGACTCGAATCGTGAACGAGTTCTCATCCAGCTGGAGCGCCCCATCGGCGCCCCATATCCTTATGCCGTAACTCATGCGTTCAAATTCCCCCACTGATAGCGCTTCACGCCGTTCTCATCGAACACCTTGCCGCCATTGTTGTTGATGACCTGACGAGCGCCACCGCCCAGCGGGCTGTTCAACTCGAAGTTGCCAGCCTTGTCGATGCGCCAGCCCTGCACACCTGCGATGTAGTTGTCCGACTGGATGAAGAAACCGATCTTGGCGTTGCCGATCGAGGCGTCCTGAATAAACGCCGAATTCATGAACACCTGGCCACCCTGCACTGCAAACGGCACCGAGATGGCGCCGCCGGCAATTGTGTTGACGATGGCAAACCTGTCAGCACTCACTAGGAACTGGCTTTGCAAGCCTGCCGGGCCGTTCTCGATACCGAGGCCGATACCGGCAGCTATGTACTGACCAGTTCCAGAGTTGTACTGCATCTTCACAGACCAACTCGCCGATACCCTTCCGTTCACGTCATTTATGATCGACGTGTTTTGCTGGATGGCGGTTTGCTGATCCCCGACGGTGGTACTGAGCTGGCTCAATTGCTGAGCAGTTGCCTGCTGGTTCGTGACCACTACTTCTTCAAGCAGCGTGACGTTTGCCGAGTTTTCGGCCACCACCGCGGTCAGTTCAGTCTGGCGTCGAACGGAGGCTTCGTTTTCGGAGGCTCTGACCTTCTCTTCTGTGGCAATCGCAGCAGTGCTGGACCAGCCTTTTAGGGCATCCGCCAGTTCGCCCTCGCCATTGTCATCTCGCGGAGCCGCGCGCAGTGCCTGAAACGCCGTCGCCTGCGCTGTGACCGCGCCGTCGAGTTCGGTAATCTCGGCAGTGTTGGTGGCCACCTGCTGGGCAAGCCCGTTGGCAGTTTCCACGGTCTGGCCCACATCGAGCCAATAGAGCGGATTGGGTGGAGGGGTGTTCGCTGGGACCGGACCGGTGGCTTGATAGATCCGTTTGCCCTGCACCACCAGGTCGTACTCTTCGTAAGTATCGTCCGGGTTGTAACCCTTCAATCCGTCGAGCGCATCGATCTGTTCCTACAAGCCTGGGATTTTGTCGATCTCACTGACAATGTCCTGCCCAATCTCGGTACGACCGACCTTTCCGGCCATCGCCGCGAGATACGCGGAAACGTCATTTGAAGTCTGGGCTGGGACGTAAAGGAACGAGCTTTTCCCATAAGCATTCGATGAACGAATGAAGTAGTAGTTCTTCCAGAACCCCAGGCCTGTATGGGTGAAGGTCAGCCCCTGCCCCAAATACTCAGCATCAGCAGACGTTGCCGTCGGCGAGGTGCTAAAAAAATACTCGTAGGTACCGCCATTCAAGCTGTTTTGCGAGTTGCTTGGGATCAGCACGATGTTGTCGATCGAAGACTGCACCACGCAACTTTCCGGAATGGGCGGTCCGTTGATGCTGACGGTGATCGTCGCCTCGCCGGAACGTGCCATTGGCCCTACCGCAGCCACACTCATCGTGTAGTTGCCAGACGGCAGGCCGTTGATGGCGATTTCCGTCGAAGTGGCCGGTACGTTGTGGGACTGCACTGCGGTAGCGCCCTGCCGGACGATGACGATGTACTCCTTGACGATGCCCGTCGGCGGCAGCCACGACAGCACGCCCTGAGTCACCTCGACAGTGGTGTCCTGCGTCCACGTGACTGCACTCGGGGTACCGAGACCGCCGGCCGGCAGATAGATGAATCCGATCGGGTTGTACGGTTGGCCCACGGCATCATCGAAGATCGCCGCCTCGTACTGTTTGACCTGGACGGTGCAGCCTTCGCTGTCGCCCATGGACCAGTCCGAAACGATGAACTCGCCCAGGATGTTCAGCGATGGCAAGTTGACCCGCACCACGCGGCCCGGCCGGCAGTTGTAGCCGGCGAAGTTCATCGGAATGCTGATCGCTCCGCCCGCGCGCCGACGGCGCAACTCAATGTTCGCCAGGCGCTGGGCCTGATACGGATCGGTAACGTAGGAATAGGTCAGCGTTTCTGCCGCCTCTCCGCCGTCCTCAACAATCCATTCAGCGACACTGACCTCGGGGTAGTCGGTTTCCGTCCAAGACTGCGACGGATCAATGAACGTGCCCCGGACGGTATTGATTGCCGAGTCATTGGTCGGCTCGGTGCTGCCGGTCACTGTGCCGATCACCATGTCCTCGGTGATCTCGAAGTCATACGGACCGTAGTACGCGCCCGCCTGAAGCATCCAGCGACCACCAACGCGGATCAGGTGACCACCGCACGCCGCTTCCAGCTTCTGGAGAACGCCCGTGCGTTGTTCATCCGCGCCGATCACGCACCCACTGCGATAGCGCTGGCTGGTCGAACCATCGGCGTTGGTCAGCGCCTCGTCGCACACGTTGGCATCGCTGGCGAAGGTCTCGAACACGATCTCGTCATCCGGTACGCCGCAACGCGCACGCAGGAACCAGAGCAGGTGCAGCGCGGTATTGGCGCTATAAACAGCGGTACCGGTGCGCGGGTCGTAAACGTCGTTGCGGCCGCGCACTACGAAACGGGTATCCGGAATGCCCGACGGGAATTTCTCTGCGCTGTACTGCAGCGATACCCGAACGAACGACAGGCCCCTGCCGATCTGGCTGTCCTTCCAGTCTGGGCAGTTGGCCTTCAGGAAGGCGTTCACCTGGGTCGGATTTACCACCAGCTCGTAAGTCGCCTGCGCGCCGTAGCTGCCGATCTCTTCCTCGCCGAGGTAGATATTTTCGAGCGTGAGAATGACGTTGCCAAGTCAGTAATCGAGAAACAGCGCGGCAAGCATCCGCTCTACGTGTTCCCGTTTGGCAAGCCAGATGGTGATGGGAATGAAACGACAGTTCACCGCATGAATGACTCGGCCTGGAAGAAGGCACGCATCCGTGCGGCGAAGAAGTGGCAGGAGAAATTCTTGCGGCCGGCACATGACGGCTTTGCCAGAATCCGAATTCACGACTTGAAGCACACCTTTGGGAGAAGGCTGCGTGCTGCAGGTGTGACTGAGGAGGATCGGAAAGCACTGCTCGGCCACAAGAACGGGAGCATCACTAGCCACTACTCAGCAGCGGAGTTGGATCAGCTCATTGCGGCGGCAAATAAGGTATCAGCAACCGACTCGCGCGCACCAGCGCTGACGATTCTGAAAAGGAGGGAAGCGTGAAGAAAAGGCCAAGGTCACTCGGAAAGTCACTATGGCAGAAACAACAAAGCCGCTCGAAAGCGGCTAAGTCATTGAAAAATATGGTCGGGACGGAGTGATTCGAACACTCGACCCCTAGCACCCCATGCTAGTGCGCTACCGGACTGCGCTACGCCCCGACTGGTTTGAAACCTGCCCTTCATCTCGAAGAGCGCTCAA